CCCGGGAGAAACCACCAGCATCACGCAGGAGGCATTCAATTTCTTTTAGAGAGATAGCGTCTTCTAGCGCTGATTTAATGCCGGATATTTGTGCGTGAGAATCCGCCGGGGACTCCACCACGCTGATTTCAACTAGGTCTATTGCTTTTAGTAAGCGGCGTCCGTCTTCGGACTTCTCTGCGCCACCTTCAGGGACTCGAAAACCAATAGACAGGCCGGTAACCGCGCCGTGTTTCATAGATGCGTACACGTCTTGCGCGACCGAATGGTTCGGCGTCAATTCACCTTCGACATACAAACCTTTTTCGTCTTCCTGGGCGTTTAACCATTTACCGATAACCGGGCCGCGATGATTCCAGCGCAATTGGATTGCTGACTTACGGTTAGTGAGTGTTTTTGCGAATGCGCCGGGCAAAATGGTGTCGTTATAGGCGTCAATATTGTTAAATTTGGACGCATACCCGGCAAAAAATCCGGGTTTTTCGCCTGAAAACTTGAACTCCGCGAGCTCAAGGTTGAATAGTTTGTGTTCCATCACTTACTCCTACAGGAGCAACTTGCCCCAGTTTTTCAATCGGCGTCATATTGATTTGGCTTAATAAGCTATCGCCGCCCTCTACGCGCGGCCAGCCTTCGATCCTGCGTACTTCATTGGGGGTCAAAATTGTTCCCGCCACGGCGGTTCTGTAGCCCTCAAAACGGCTCTTAATGTCCGAACGCAATAAACCCTCAAAATCAAACTCAAACTCAAACTCTTCAGATTCCGCTTGGGTAAAAAGATTGGTCGAGACGCTACTTTCAAACCGTTCAAGATACGGGCGTAAATTAATTTTGTAAAAAGTGCTGATAATTTCAGCGGCCGAACTACCTAGGGTGGTAGTGCCCTCGTTCTGATTGATCAAAATCGATGGGACGCCAAACCATCTCGCAATTTGGTCTGTCTGGTGCTTACGACTTGACAGTAGCTCAATATCTTGGGGAGACATGCTCACCGCGTCAAACTTTACGCCCTGCTCCAAGACTAAAAGACGCTCGTCAGTGCCGGTGGTCAGGCTGCCAAACTTTTCACGTACAGCGGCCCGTTGTTCGGTGGTTAAAAGTCTATCAAAGGACAAAACGCCCGAAGGTTTACCGCCGTTTGCGTAAATTTTTGTGACTGCGTCTTCGGCGGCTTGCGCAATACCCAGCATATTCCGGCCAAACGCAAGCGGACTTTTACCTATAATTCCGTTTCCATACAGTTTTACGTGCCAAACCGATTCAGCGGACAGTGCATCTACGTTTCCGTCGGCGCTGTATAGGTAGACAATTGAGCCGTCGGGCAAGAGTTTTACCTCTATTTGCGAGCTCATCATCGGTAAAATGGAGCGTATTTGCCCACCAATACGGGTGATTTTTGCGTAACAATTGCCGTGTAAAACGAGATTTAGCATCATCGTTTCAAAAAACTCTATCCGCGTTTGATATCTGTTTACTTTGCGGGCCATTAGCTTAGATAGCCAGTGGTCTTCAGCGATCTCACGCCCGTTTTCTGTTTTGCGGTAGACGGTGACAGGTAAGGTCGCCACGGTCTCGGCCAGTAAGCGCACGCAGGCCCAAACCGCCGATAGTTGTAGCGCGGACTCCTCGGTAACTTCAACCGCCGCCGGGGTACCGTAGCCAGACGGGCCTGGGGATTGGTCACCAATATTGCGCGCGGTACCGTTCCCGCCCAACAGGGACCAAAGTGTGTTCCAAAAAGCCATTTAGATCCCGACTGGATTATGTATAAAGTCGTTAAAGTCGTCCGCGTCGCTTGGCTCGGTGCTATTTACCAAACCGGCAGCCATCACGGCGGCTACGGCCAAGTCGATTCGGCCCGTAGCTTTGTCTTTAGATAGTTTTCTATTCTCAGCGCCGTCTTGCTCTATCACGGCGTTACTCATACACCAGTCCAATACTTTGTGACCCGCGTGCACTATCTCGCCGTTTAGCAACATGCGCTCAAACGTTTCTATGGCCGGGCTAAAGTCTTTGTAACCTTGGCCGACCGGCTTCATCTCAGGCAGGGATATACCCTCATCGCTGGCCATTCTGAGTAAATCTTCGATGCGCCAGCGGTCATAACCGACTAGGAGCACATCAAAAAACTCACACATTGCGGATAGTTTTTGCAAAACATTGCGCTTACTAATGGCTCGCCCAGGTGTGGTATCTAGATAACCTTCGGCTTTCCAGCGTACGTAAGGGACTCTGTCTGTGTCTTCTTTGCGTTGCAATTCAACTTCAGGTGCCCACGCAAAAGGGACTAACTTCCACGGCTCGCCTTTTTCTACCGGCTCTACTAAAAACACAAGGCCTGTTAGGTCGGTCGTGCTAGATAAATCTAAGCCAGCAACGGCCCTACGTCCGCGTAAATCATGCCAATCAAAGTCTTGCTGCGCACCGCGCCAAACTTCGCCGCTGATCCACGGACTTTCGGCGTCTGTCCACTGGCAAAAATTCAACCGCCGGACAATAGATTCCTTCGACGGCATGCCTTTAGCCTCGACCACCTGCTCGCGTATATATTTAATGCCCGGTAAATCAGCGTCTTGTAGGCTAGGGTTTGCTTTAGCCCAGCAAGATTCATCGGCGAAGGGGTCGTCGCCCTCATCTAAGCCGCATATAAAAGTAAAAAAAGCTTCGTCTACCACATCACCAGCGGCTACTTTGGCCCCGTACTCGTGGTAACCCCAGCACGGTCCCATACGATCATGGCCGGCGTTCGTGATCATAAAAATCAAAGCTTGGCGGCGTGACTTAGTCCCCGCGCGCATCATCTCTACTACCGTATTGGTTTTATGCTCGTGCAATTCATCGATTAAACCTACGTGAGGCCTCGGGCCTGATTGCCCGTCATCACTGCTTATCGGTCTAAAAAACGACCCTTGAGCCATATAGGCAAGGTTCCAGCACCGTTCACCCGTGCCTGATTTCTGTAGTCGGGTAGATAACTCCGGCGATTGGTCGACCATTGCAACGGCGTCACGGAAAAGGATCATTGCCTGATCTTTTTTCGTGTTGTGCGTGGCGATATGCGAGCGCGTAACTAAATAAAGATGATTCTCTGAATCAACTTCAATACATCGCACAGGGACAGATGCACACGGCCTCACATCACAGATATACCGACCCGTCGCCCTCGTATCAACGCGCTCCCGTTGACGTACAAATTTGCGATCAAGATTGAACGTGCGCAATGACTTTGGTGCCTTGAAGCTGACGCACCAGTAAGGCTCTCCGGTCACCTCTATTTCACGGAAACTAGCGCGAATACCAAGGCCAGTAGCCAGCTCATGCGCGGCCTCTACTAGCCTGCGCTCTTTATTTGTGAATCGACACTCACCCGTCTTTGTGCATGTGCCGTCGGTATCCATAAGGCCCGCCAACAACTGCCTGCGTTGCTCAGCATCTGCGCGAAGGTAAACAGCCGGAACATGCTTGTTGTCCAACAATCCAAGCGCTTTCAACTGTGTGCGCAACCCCAAAATTGTTCCGTATCTCGTGTCGTTCTGGCTCCCCATCTCCGACACCTCGTATCCAGCGGCGCGAATGTGTGTAAGGTGCTGAACATCATCCTTGTGATAACAGATAGCGCCACGATTCGCACGGCCATCACCGAGCCACACACCCAGCGTATAGGGGTCAATCGGCAGTTCAGCCGTTGGCATATCGAGCGCACCAGCAACGGATATGCGGTGCCTAAGTGCGCCGAATGAAGACCTCAGCGTATTTGCAATTTGTGCCGTAGTAACTACTTTCGGCGGGTAGTGTGTTGGGCTTTGCCCGCGTGTATCTACCGTCTGCCAGCGGTGGTTGGCGTCAGAGACAACAATCGTCCCATCATCAAAAACCACCTCGAAGCATTCTTTGTTTTCAAGTATTGGAGACAGATATGTGACGTTGCACGGATTGCCGTTTTCATCAAACACACGGTCACCAACAACCAGATCGCCTTGCGTTTTCCATCCATCAGGCGTTGGCACCAGCGTATCGAGCGCCAATGGTGCAGCCGAATAAACCTCA